CTACGACGACAAGGTGACGGATAGCGGGCAAACGCTCCTTCCCGCAAACAAGCGTTTTGGCTGAGCGCGCGACAAGAAACCGGGCACATTGGCCTCTGAACGGCACCAAGGCGCCGATTGGCGCGGCGCGCGGAACAAGCCGAGCGCATCATCGACGCTGACCGGCTCGCGGCGCTGCAACCACACTGCCCGATCGGAACGGATTGCTGATGCGCCGCTCAGCCACGATTCCCGTGACTCAATAGAAAAACCCCCGCAAGCCTTTTGGCGTTGCGGGGGTTTCCTGTGTATCTGGCGGAAAGGGTGGATTACGAACCCAAAGCCGCCAATCGACAGGATGCCCGCCAGTGCTGCCGCAACGCCGCTTTCGGTCAACGCGTCGACGGCGCGCGACTGATCGCTGCCGCTGTTCGCCGTGACGGTTGCGGCTTTCGCGTCAGTCGAGGTCATCAAAGAGGTCGCGAGTGCGAGTGTCACGGACGCGGTGACCCCCGCCGCGCGCAGGTTTCCCAATGCTCGTGCCCACGCTGGCGCGTGCTTCGAGTCAATGCCTTGCTCCACCTCTGCGAGGGTTTCCAGCGGGGGAAGTCCAGCTAGTTCGGCCAGCAGCAGAATTTCGCCCGCGTCCGGCTTGCGGTCGCCCGACCGCCACTTGGAGAGGCGCGATTGCTCGATGCCCATTTGCTCGGCCACTGCGCCGAGCGAGCCGTGCTTGCGCTTTGCAGCGTCGAGTAGTTCGCCAATCGTCATACGGATATCCTTGACAATTTTCCCAACTGTCCAAATAATTCGTCTCGTTTGCACAAATGGGAAAAAATTTTCCCATTTGTCACGGCCAGCAGTCTATCAGCTTGGGCGGAAAGGTAAACCCGCCCGGGGCGGCGGTCGGATTGAGGTGGTCTGCGTGGCTCGTGGGGCGCGTTTCGGTGTTCGGTTATGCCTCGTTAGCCGTGCTCTTTCGGCCCCACGGAGTGCACGGTTTTGGCGGGCGGCCTTTTGGCCCCCGCCCTTTTTGAAGCGGTCCGCCCACGTGGCGGGAAAACTACAACGTCTCGGGGGCCTTCATGGCGAAGCAAGGGCTTGACAAGTACACGGTCGACATGTTCGGCAACCGACCGGGGCGTCCGGCGAAGCCCAATGCGATGACCGGTGCTCAGCGCGCGGCGAACTTCCGCGCCCGCCGTCGCCTGATTCCCGTTATGCGTAACGAAAATTCCTGCGAGTGGTGTGGCGCGGACGAGCGCGGTTGCAGCGTCTGCGGCCTGCCGCCGTCCCAAGTCAAGTAAGCCTGAGGTCGAGCATGGGCAAGTTGAAGAGCGCACTTCAGTCCGGGGCCATTCGCACTCCTAAATCCGACTCGCGCAGCGGCGGTGCCGCTCCTGCCCGCAGCGGCAGCGAGGACAGCAGCGGCACCGCCGCTGCTTTTTGCCCCCCCCCGGACTAACAGGGGGGGAACGGAAAGGCCGGCAATCGCGACCGTGCAGGAGCTACAGCTCGTGATGACAGATACGGGTGAACTGAAAACGATCCTTGTCCGTCGACCGGCCAGTGAACAGGTTGCCATGATCGACACGCTTCGCTTTACGGTCGGTGAGGAGACGTGGAACCGAACGGCAGGCATTCAGCTTGTTACCGATGAGGCATTCATCTTCGAAGCGAGCAAGCATCTCACCGCGATTTTCGGTTTCGGTATCACGCGCGATCTGAAGAAGAGCCGCGACTTCTACACGAACGCTTGGGAACTCGGCGAGAACTATGGCCACGTTGCTTTGGGTGGCGCGAGCCAGCGCGGAACGATGCTCGTCAATCTGAACGGCCAAGGCTGCATCGCAGCAAAAGCGGGTTGGGAATCACGCCTGTACGACTTTCTTGTCGATACGGCGGTCCGGCCGACAATCACGCGCGTAGACCTCGCGCACGACTGTATGCAGGGCGAGTACACGGTCGATCAGGTCGACGGCTGGTATGACGACGGCTTGTTCACTTGCTCCGTGAATGCTCCACATCATGAGCACAAAGGCGATTGGAAGAAGCCGAGCGGCAAAGGGCGCAGCGTGTATATCGGCTTGCGTCGAAATGGAAAGCTCTGCCGCGCATACGAGAAAGGCCGCGAACAAGGCGACGCCGATTCAGAGTGGTTGCGCATTGAGGTTGAGTTTCGCAATAACAAGCGCGTGATTCCGCTAGACGTGTTGCTCGATCCGTCGAGCTACTTCGTGGGCGCGTACCCGTGCCTTCGATTCCTCGATGCATCGCGCACGCCGGAAAAAATCGAGATCAAGCGTAAAGCGGCGGAGATCAACGTCGACGCGAGCTTAAAGAACATCCGCACGAGCTACGGGAAGTACGCGTTCGTCCTGCGCAACCTCCTGGGTGACGCCGACTTCCTCGACGCTATCACGAACGACTCGGGCGAGTGGCCCGAGCGTCTCAAGGTGCCCGATTACGAGACGTGCGCAATTCCGATGCACGTTTGCGGCTGGACGAAGCCATACAACGATTTAGACCCCTCTGACGACGGCTGGACAGGGGAAACGGTCTTTTATCCGGCCAATAAACAAGGAAACGAGCGATGCGATTCAAGAGCGAAGTAAAGGTGTTGGGCATGAAGTCGAGCAAGGGCCAAATGGACAACGGTACTGCATTCGACAGCACGAAAGTCTACACCGAGACGAGCCTCGATGACTCGAAGGGAACCGCCAAGGGTTTCGCTGTCGCCGAGTTCACGCTCGGCACGTCGGCCGAGTTCGATAAGTACAAGCATCTGCCCTTCCCGTTCGAGGCGACTGCCGAGTTGGAAATCGTCACGAACGGTAAGACGCAAAAGACCGTCATGCACTCGCTCACGCCGACCGCTCGCGCGGCGAAGGGCTAATCATGAATAGCAGGGTCGTGTACGTGGTGCAGGACCTTGTTTCCGGCGGTTTCCTGCGGCCCGATTCCGGGGACGTAGGCCGGACTGATCGCCTGCGCGATGCAGGCGGATTCGAGGACATCGGCGAAGCATATGACGCGGGGATTGACCATTGCGACGGGTCATTCGATGTCGTGCCGCTGATATTCGTTGCTAGAGGGAGTGACTGAAATGGCCGTTGGCTATGTCGCCTCTATCGCAGTTTGCGCGACGGGTACGGGAACGATTCTGGTAAGCGGGCAACCAGTTTCGTGCGGGACGAACGCCAACGGCGGATCGATGTACTTGCAGTGGAAAAAGGCATACGTAGTCGAGCCTGAAAGCGCGGCACTGCTTGACGGCGCAATAGGGCCTTTCGATTACGAGCATGCTGCAGCGGCATTTGGTGTGGCGTTCAGTGCCGTGATGTTGCTTTATTGGGTTGGTGCAGGAATTGGCGCGGTGCTTGATGTAATCCGTCGAGGCTGACGCCGTTACGCTGCCGGGGCGGTCCCGGTACTTTTCTAGAGGAAGACTAAATGACCATGTTCAAGAAAATCGCAATGGGTACGGCTGGTGTCGGTCTCGCATCGTTTGCCGGTCTGGCGTGTGCTGCGGATGCGGCCGGCGTCGATTTCACGCAACTGACGAGCAGCATCAGTTGGGCATCGGTCATCGCCGCAGTGATGGCGGTGGCCGCGTCGATGGTCGGCGTCTACGTCGCGATCAAGGGCTCGAAGATCGTGCTGCGGATGGTTCGTGGCGCTTAAGCGGTAGGACGGTTCGAACGGTCAAGGGGGCGACGGCCCCCTTTTTCAATGGTGTGCCATGACGACAAACGACGCTTGGTACTTGATCTGCTTCGCGTGGGGGCTAACCTGCGCATGGGCATGTATCAAGGGCCTTACATCCTGAGAGGTCTACATGCGATTTCGCTTTCTAGCGCCGCTGGTCCCTGTCCTGCTCGCGCTCAATTTGCTGCTCTTGCCGCCGCCGTCTGTGGCTCAAACCGCTGAGCCTAGCCCGATGGGGCCTACGATATCCGCCGTCATCGCACAAAAACTCACGCAGCTTGGATTCGCGCCAAATGATCCACGTGTGCCGGCAACGATAACTGCCGTTGGAGCGGCGATCGCGGCGGCAGCAACGCGCACAGCGGCAGCAATGGGCGCAGCCGTGACGGCGGTTCCTTGGGCGGCTGTTGCGGTGAATCTTGGGATTGCCGCGTTCGTCGCCGGGGTGCCCACGTCATTGGGCAACGATACGCTTACGGCGTGGCAGATGAATCCCGATGGAACAATCAACATCTCGCGCTTACAGCCTACACCGTCGGATACGTCGCCAATCCCGCCACTCGTTCGAGGCCAGACGGCATGGGTCAAGATCTGTGAGTCAAAGCGTGCGGTTACCGGCGGTTCGCCATCTGGCGCAGTTGCTGGCTGCTTTCAGACGAACTATGACGGTGCCAATTATGTGAAGGTCGGCCAATGCGCTGTATCTGGGCCAGGCTCCGCCATCTGCGACTTGTACATTTGCGTTCGAGGCTACGCTTGCCCGCCGAAACCATCCATGCAGACCGGTGTAGCGCAGACAGTATCAACTTTTGACTGTCCGTCTGGTCTTTACGATAGCGCAGCGGGGATGTGCATAAAGTATATCGCTCCACCGAATTCTGGCGCCCCTCAACCTGTGCCGCCACCGTCTGGGCCGCAATCACCCGGAAATGCTTCAGGGGATGTACCCGCTTCGGATAAGGGTGCCCCACTCAATCCGGCATGGGTCGCCGGCATTGCGAATGCCGCGTGGGAAAAGGCCGCCGAAGAGCAAGGCTATGCCGGCATCCCGTTTCCCGTGAATGCCCCGATTACGCCGAGCGATGCGCGCGCGATTTCAGGTTCGCAAGCGGGTGCATGGCCAAATGTCGGAGCGTTCACCAATCCCGTTCCCGTTCCGGCCGCCAGTGGCGGCGCTGGTACAGGCGTTGGGGGCGTAACCGGTTCGACACCTTGGACGGTTCCGGCTCAGCCTGCAAATCCGGCTTCGGCCGTTCCTGTGCCGGCCAATCCGGGCAAAGGCGACCAAGTGAATCTTGGACCTGATCCGGGCATAGGGGCACCGTCACTTGAGGCAACGCCAACGGCTGAAATGATCCTGAATCCGGTGGTCGGGCTCATGCCCGACATTCGCGGCTTCCAAGTGCCGGGGCATTCTGACGTATGTCCTCAACCTACGTTCACGGTGTTCGATCAGACGTTCACGGTATCGACACATTGCGATCTGTTCGAACGTTACCGGACAGCAATCTATGTCAGCTCAGTACTCGCGTTCAGCATTGCGGCGCTTTTGATCGTTCTCACGGCTTGAGGGTTCTATGTTCGGAATCGTTCTATCCGCGCTTAACGTGATCGTCGGATTCGTTTTGCGCTCGATCGTTGTCAAGTTCGTCGTCTACTTCGCGCTCTACTTCATCTCTACCGAGTTCATTGGAGTCTTGCAACGCATCGGGTTGTTTCCCAGCGCCTCGGCGCTGGCTGGTGCGTTTGGTGGCATCGGCTCCGATGTGTGGTACTTCCTTGATCTGTTCGCGTTCAGCTACGGCGTTCCCGCACTGTTGAGTGCATATGTGTCGCGCTTCATTATTCGGCGCATTCCTTTGATCGGGTGAGCGATGGCCATTAATGTCTACTGCGGCGTGATGGGTTCTGGTAAGTCCTACGAAGTAGTTAGCGGCCCGATACTGCATGCGATTTCGTCTGGTCGACGTGTCGTTACGAACGTCGACGGCATCAGTGGTGAACGCATTCAAGAGTATCTCGTTCGCAAGCGTGGGATTCGTGTCGATTCGCTGGGGGCGGTCGTACATGTGACGAACGATCGCATTAAGCAACCGAGCTTCTTTCCCGATCTGGAAAGTCCCGATGCAGAGTTTGTCGTTCGTCCGGGTGATTTGGTCGCGATAGATGAGGCGTGGCGCTTTTGGGGTACTGACTCAGGCAAGATTCAGGATGAACATATGCAGTTCTTCCGCATGCATCGTCACATGGTCGATCCAATTACGGGGTTGTCGTGCGATGTTGCGTTGATGACTCAGGACATCAGCGGCTTGCATCGCGCTCTCCGCGCGGTTATTGAGATGTCGTTTCGTATGCACAAGCTCAAGTCATTGGGAATACGAAATGGTTATCGCGTCGAGATGTATGAAGGGTGGAAACATAATGCGAAGACACGAACTGGTACGTTTGTGAAGCGGTACGACGCCGAGATTTTTCCTCTCTATCAGAGTTACGCTGGCAGCTCGGGAACTGAAGCGATGATCGATAAGCGGCAGAACGTGTTGGCCAACGTGAAGCTTTTGGTGTTCTTGGGGGTGCTGTTTGCTCTCAGTATCAGCGGTGTCGTGTACGCATGGCGTTTTTTTTCTGGGCCTCGTTCGGTCGTCACATCTGCGGCCCCTGTTCCGGGCGAATCGGCTTCATCTCCTGCCGCGCCAGTCGCGCCCCGTCCGACCATTCCGGCTGTGTCTGGCGAATGGCGGGCCGTGGGGCGGATTTCCGCGAACGGCGTACATTGGGTCGTGGTCGCCGATGGGCTCGGCCGGCTGCGCGTGGAATCTCCGGCAGCGTTTGTTGGATCGGGTATTGCGATGGTTGGAGATGTTGACGGGCAACGCGTAACAGCGTGGTCCGGCCCTGTGCAGTCCGCCGGGTTGCTTGGCAGTGAGGTTGCAAAATGAGGCTCGCCATGAGCGCTCTATTGTTCGCCGCGTCGTCGGTAATTGCAGCACAGGCCCCCCCCATCCCCACTCTTCCAGCGCTATCGAGTTCGCCGTCAGTGCCGGCGGCACCTTCTATAGACGAGTCTCACGTGTTGATGCCGTTGCCGAAAGTCGACGCATCACGTGTTGATCTTCGCTTCGTCGCCGTTGCACGGGTCATTGATCTGTTGTACGCGGATGTATTACGGATACCTTATGTTCTCGATCCGGCCGTGCTGTCAGATAAGCGCCTCGTTTCGTTCCGGTTTGATAAGTCGCAGGGCGACGTGCGAGCCTTTCTTGGGCAATTCTTGGGCTCGCTAGGCTATGGCGTGCGGCAACGTGATGGCGTCGATTACGTCTATAGGCTCGATACAAAGAATCAGGATGAGGATGCCTTCGTGTATGAGCCAAAATATCGAAATGCAGATTATATTTCTCGCTTGCTTGCACCGATGTTTCGGGGGAACTTTACTGCTAATCGGTCTATTTCTGCACCTCCCGGCGCGGAAATTTCGGCAGATGTTCCGGTGCGCTCTGCGGCGGCCTTGCTCGATCAGGCTACCGATTTGTTGGTGTTCGTTGGTTCAGCCCGCGAAGTCGCGATGTTGAAAAAGCTGTTGCCTCAAATCGATACTGCGGTTGGACAGGTAGCGGTGCGTGCGTGGGTGTATGAGGTCACTGAGCAGACGGATAACAATTCCGCATTCCAGCTCGCGCTGAGCCTTTTGGGTGGGCGCATTGGGGCATCGATCGGTGCCGGCAGCGTTGGCGATAGTCCGAATGTTATCCGCCTGCGCGCGGGCGGCTTTGAGGCTGCAATCGCGGCGCTGAATAGTGACTCGCGATTTAAGGTCGTGACGTCGCCGAATCTGCGCGTTCGATCGGGGCAGACGGCGCGTTTGAATGTCGGCCAATCGGTGCCAGTCGTCGGGTCGGTCTCGTATCCAAGTGCGACGGCCTCGCCAGTGCAAAGCGTCCAGTATCAGGATGCGGGTGTGATCTTTCAGGTTCAGCCGACCGTCAAGGCGCGTGCGATCGACCTGACCGTTACTGAGGAGATAAGCGATTTCGTTCGCACGACGACCGGCGTCAACAATTCGCCGACCAAGAACACGCGGAAGCTGGAGTCGTCGTTTAGTGTGGAGGACGGCGACGCAGTGCTCATTGGTGGTCTGACTCAGGACAAGGCTACTCGGATTGATTCTGGTCTGTCGTTCTTGCCGTCTTGGATGAAGGGGCATTCGAGTGACGGCAGCCGTACAGAAATCCTATTGCTCCTGCAGGTGCAAAAACTGTAGTACGTAGAACAGCCGCACGCAGCGTAATGCCGTTCAGTTAAGCAACTGAACGGCATTTTTTGTTGTGGGGAAGGATGGGTGGTAAACGCTGCGCCGAGATGTTAACTTTTCGTCGCGATGCTGAACGACCACCTGAACTTCATGCTGGATACTGGACCGACCTGAGCCGGTTGGCAGAGCGTCTGCCGCATGCCTGGATTGAGCAAGCCGTCGAAGCGACCGGCACGGCGAGCATTCGTCGCCGTCGGTTGCCCGCCGAACAGGTGGTTTGGCTGGTGATTGCGTTGGCGATCTATCGTCATTGGTCGATTAGTGAAGTGGTGGACAGCCTTGAGTTGGCGTTGCCCAACGAGGCCACCTTTGTCAGCAAGAGCGCCGTTACCCAAGCCCGACCACCGGGCGCAGGCATGTGTTGATGAGGCGCCTACCCAGTCCTGACGGACGACAACGGTTTTACCGGTATCTGGAATCCGCATTCCGCCATATATTTCTCTACCGACTGCACTTCTTCGTCCGGCGCGAAGATAACCGAGATCTGACTGGGATCGCAGCCCCCGTTGATGCCGCATTCTCCAGGAATGGACGACGATATGCCCACGATCTTGTCGTGTCCGGGTTTTAATCCGTAAATGAGCGGAAAATTGGCGCTTACGAAGCGCGCCATCTCGGAATCCGAACCTAGTTCATCAAGTTTCGCATCAGCTACCTGCCGCAGTCGCTCGGCGTTGTCAGCCGATGAGTGCGCACCGAGCCTTGGGCCCACCGACAGTCGCGTCCGAATGGGTGAACTTGAAGCGTATTGTTTATTGGTCGCATACTGAACAGCCTGATCGAAATTCGCCTCCCCCACCACCGAAAGATGGTGCTTATTAAATGCCCGGTCTTCCAGAGAGTTGCCACGCTCTCCGGAAAAAACGGCGGCTTCACGCGCGAGCAACGTCCCCATGGGTAGCAGCGAGCCACGAATTTCGACGTTCGTCGAGGGATGGAATGTGATGAGGCTACCTGAGCGCGACCCGTGAAAATGGGTGCTGCCGTTCGAGACTCGTCGAAGCCTGTCCAAGCTTTCGGTTTCTTTTTTGCGCATTCCGGCGATATCAAGCTTCAGGCCGAACACCGGCCTGCGCCCGGATTTCCCTGGCGTTTGCAAGCGCATGCTCTGAAGCTCCCCCAATGGGCCCGCAGCCTCGTCTGCCATGGGACGGGGCCGGTCGCTAGTCTGCGGCACCTCACTGGACGAAGCCTCCGATTCGACGGTCGGGGTACTTGGTCGGGACGAGGAAATTTTCTGAGGAAACATGGAAGCGAATGGAATGTATCGATTGGCGGAGCAATGTAAGCCAAACAAGAGAATGCATCGACGTTCGACCTCAGAATATCAGGCGACAAATTCGCGTCCGATCCACACAAACGAAGATTTCTATCGATAAGCGAAATAGCCGTGAAATTGCGTACATTCGATCACACCGACGAACGATTCGTCTACCGAGTATCGCAGTATCGTATGGCGCCCGTCGAGGACGCCTCGGCGGAGTCGCTACCGGATTTCGTGTCTGCCAACGTCGAGCCAGGGGCAACGGTGATCACTGACGCCTGGCAGAACTACCGAGGATTGGAGAAGAATGGCTACTTCCATGACCCGTCGCAGCCAGCGGGCAGCCAGGGCGCGCGGAGAAAACCAGGGCGCACTGCTGCCAGGTGTACATCTGTGCGATTCGCGTCCCTGGCAAAGCGCTGGCGAGCACAACCCACGCGACGCGAGCAAGTTTGTTCGCCAACGCTATCACGATCTTGTTGTGATGCATCCGGCTCTCGAGCGTATCGAGCCATCGCCCGAGCCGATCTCTTAAGCGGTCCAGACGCATCAGACAGGACTGGGCGCCCAATACAAGTAGGCGGCACAGGTACGTATTGCCGCGTTTGCTGATACGTACGAGCGTTGGCTTGCCACCGGTCGTATGCTGACGCGGAACGAGGCCAATCCATGCAGCCAAGTCACGCCCGCTGCGAAACTGCTTGCCATTTCCGCACGCAGCGGGCTTTTTCTTGGTCGCCGGCGACTTAGGCCCGCCGTCGATGCGTGATGAATCGATTGGCGATCCACACAAGTAGCGCCGCGACGATAAGCGATGCCGTGATGATGACGAGTAGTCCGATTGCCTCGATGTCGTCTGCATGAGCAATGGTGTCGACGCCGAACGTGCGCATCACAGCCGTGATCGCCGCCGGCAGCGGCGGGAATTCATATGGCAGTTGATCAACCCAACGTGACAGGCCGTAGCCGATCGCGAGTGTGGCCAGCACGTTTAGGGCATACCGCATAACTTTCATTGGCGAACCTCAATGATGGCGTAAGCCTTCATGCTTGAGCCGGGAATCGGGATCGTTGCTCCTCGGGCGCGTAGTCCGGCCGCAAGCCTGTTGAAGGCATCAATGCTCGTCAGTGTAATGCAGCCTTCGCTACGTCCACGCGGCCCGACCGGGTGCAGCCGGAATGCCCCGCGTCGGACGCCGTTGATGAGCGTTTCGTCGTCAATCTTTCCATCGTCGCGGTAGAGCGCGAACCATAGGCTGCGGTTCGTTCCGTAGCCGTATTCGCGCGCGAGATCGTAGAGCCATCCCATGCGGCCGCCGGACTGGCGATCGATAACGTAGTACCGGCCGAGCGGCAGCGGTCCTGCGTCGACATGAGACACAGCGCCGGGCTTGTTTCGATCCTGCGGCATGCCGGAGAAAGCGACAAATGATCCGATACCGGGACATTGCAGGGTGGACAGCGACGCCCCATTTAGGGTGAACGTGCAGACGGTTGGCAT